AATAAACAAAATAAAAGAGGAGTTTACGTCCCGAATCAACTTAATGTTTTCCGGTTTGACCCAACTCAATCTGTTGTTGAACAATCTGGTGAAAAGTGAGATTGGAGTCTCGAGTCCACTGGACAGTCTCCCAGAGAGTTTCCTTACGGAGGGCGCCACTCCACGATCCAAGGACCATGCGAGGGTGAGCACCTAAGAAGAGAACTTCGTCAAAGCCGATACGATGATCTTCAAGAGGACGGTCTTTCCAACACGATGTGTAGATTTGGCCGAGCTCCTTCATGTCTTCACGAACATCGAGAGGAGTCCACTCAAGCCGCATGACAATGTTCAGCAGGTGGTCATCGCCGAGCAGTTTCAGACGACAACACAAGTCGAAGAACTCATTGGGAAAACGTTTTTTGAACGACCGACGCCAGTAGTTGGATTGAACCAAACCATTGACTATAGAGGTGAAGAAACAGCCTGAGAAATTGTTCGACCTGAGGTACAAGAGCAGATTACCGACTTGTGCCGGAGACTGAGTCTCATGGCAAACAAGGTAGCGCCAACTGTGGTCGCCCACAGCGATCCATTCACAAGACAATTCACCAAGGAGAGCATAGGATTCTTGCTGAGATACATCAAGCATGTTGATATCGTAGTCAGAAAAGTCACCAGCAATCAGACTTGGAGGTCCGATCTCGGTGAGACCGTCGTAAATCACTTGCATGTCGTGAGAGTACTGGTTCAAACCGATAGCATTTTCAGAGCAGTGACCACTATGGTTGAAAGCGGAAAGGATAGCACCGAACTTCATGCGAAAAGCAACGATCGAAATCATCGAATTTGCATATGTCATCCGAGTAGCACACTTCAGGATTTTAGAGAGAGAGCGAAGCTCATCTTTCATGTAGCCCAAGAAGCAATGGTCGATGTCTTCTCCGTCAAAAGTCTCCATGACTTTAACTCTGCGAAGGACCATTTCCTTGAAAGCTGGTAGGTAGCACAGCTCACCGGCATCATCATGCCAGACAAAGTCTCTCTTACCCTTCTTAGTCTTACGGAATATCAACGGATATCCTGGACTAGTTTGGGTGGTGATCGAGTTCAATTTACCAGGGACACCTCCACAAGCCTCTTCGAACGTCAGTTCTCTCTTCCCTAAAGGCCACACTAGTGTCTTTCGATAGTAGTTGAGCATGTCTTGATAGACTTCAGGATCAGGAGCCACATCCGGTTGAGGGGCAGTGCAGAGCTTCTCTAAGGAAACGGTGATGGGATCGCGGCCTTCTGATCGCGGGTCGGAACGACTCATGATGGAAGGTTGCTTAGCAGGGGGCACGGCAAGGAGGTTGTGAAGGTAACTAGGCGTGAGCTTCGTATTGCCA